AAAGGCAATATCATCAGTTACAGATTCCCGCGGCGTTCTCCCCTGCACAAGACTCTCTTTCCCTGTTCCAACTTCAGTTTGAATCCGTGTCCCATCCGGTAGAACCTTCGTTTCATAGGTCGGTTTAGGTTTAACTTTTTCCGCCAGCATCTTCGGAAGTTCCTGTTGGAATTGTTTCAGAGCTTCAGTCGCGGAGGCAAAGGTATCTTTGGACACGCCCAGTTGTTTCGAGGAAGTCATGATTTGACTGCCCAGAGCCGAAGCCGCCGCCCCTGCTGCTTTCAAGTCTCCATCAGTCATTGCTTTCGTCAGTTGCGCTTCGAGTTTCGACACTTCACCGATAGCGACCGATTCCTTGAATTTCTTGATTTCGGATATATCAGTCATCCGAACCCCGTCAAACTTCTGCCCGGTAAGTTCCTCCAGTTTCTTACAAACCATATCAATATTGTCATTGATCGAGACAACGTTTTTACCGGCTTCGTAGTATTCTGTATGTTGCTTTTTCCAATAGTCAAGACTCGCAAGATTTTTGGTAATCTCCGCCGCCTGATAATCCTGTTTCTTCTTGGCATAATCAGCGGTATCAGTTAATTCTTTAATATAATTCATCAACTGCTTTTGCTTATTCATAGCATCAATGCCCTGACCGATATCCGCACCGTATAGTTTATTAGCAACACCCGGAGGGGCAGTGCCCGCTTCGACTGTTTTCATAAAAGCCCCTTCACGCTGTTGCGCCGCTTCAGACAAAGCCTGCCGTTCAAGGACTTTCTTTTTTTCATTCCAATCAAGACTGGATTGAATCATCTGCATACCCATTCTGCCTAATGGGTCCGTGCCGTAATTATGTATTGGATATCCGTCCATGATTTATCTCCTACTATGTAATAGCGGTCTTGCCATCACCAGCCAGCAACTTCCTGAACCCATCGCTACTGAGATAAGCCGTAAGTGCGGCGATTCCCGCTGCCGTAATATTCCCATACGCACCCCATTTACTTGCGTCTCCCGCTGCCGCGGACATCATCCCGGCGATTGTCAGTCTTGTCTTGGCGTCCAGACCGGCTATATCCCACTGAGTCTTATATCCGGCCAACATGGTTTTTGCCTGTAACTGTGCAAGCGCATCCTGCAATGCCCGCTGCTGTGCGGCAATATCTTCATTTGACGTAAATCCGGCAAATTGAACATTTGCGCCAACGCCAAGACCAAGTTTTTGCAGTTGTGCCTGAAGATCGGCAGTCGCATATCCCTGTCCAACCCCCAATAATCCCATTGATTCTTGTGTAAGCATATTCTGCGTTTGGAGGGCGCGATTCTTATTTCCTTCCATCACGTTTAACTGACCTACGTTTTTCTGCCCACGAATAGTATTGATTCCCTCTGCGATCGTCCTTACATTTTCAGAACTGATTGTGCCGAGTATTTTCTGTCCTACCGTTCCCTGAAGCACTCCGCGATTGACAAGATCGGCAAGCGCCGTATTCCAGACATCCTCAGTCTGCGCGTTTACCTGAGATTTCAGATTGTCCACAGCAGACGCTTCCATTTCATCAAACATTTTCAGTTCAGCCGAAGTCAGTGTTCCCGTCATATCCGTCAATCGGCGAGCTTCTTCTATTTCCGTGAGTCTCCGGGACGTATATTCTATCTGTTCTTTGGCAAGGGCAAGGGATTCGGCTCCGATGGGATTCTGGAAACCGGCCAGTAAAGCATCGACTTTCTGCGCATATCCGCCCCAAGCACTCCCGCCGCCGCCGCCTGCTGCTGGCGCTGGCGCGGGAACAGGTGCTTTATAATCACGCCAACCGTAAGTCTCACCATGTAATTTCAGGAAGTCATCTAATGATTGTTTGTCGTATGTTTTACCGGCGAATATAGAATAATCCGTACCTGGCGCTGCCGCTGCCCATTTCTTGTAAAAATCCGTTAAATCTGGGTTAGCCGCGGCATATCCCTTTAAATCAGTAGGTGCTGTTGCCATTATGTCCTCCTAAACTATTTCAATCTTTTGCTTCATCTCGTATTCCACGGAAGAAGGTTGCATGACGAAGTTTTCTGCAATGGTTTCATGCGCCCACTTCAAAGCCAATGCTTTCCCGCTTACACCAAACAACCTGATGTCTTTTCGTTTGACTCCCGTTCCCGGCCAGCCGCTTACCGTTTCCGCTGCAAGATTCGTAAATGTGCCGGTTCTTATCTGCGTATCATCCATTAAATCAACGGCATAAGATGGCGTCATGGTTAATGTGGACTTCGTTGGCTTAACGTAAGTATTCATTTTATGGAATTGTTTCCGATATTCACTTGCACCTTCGCCTTTGCCTGCACCGGAAATAACCTGTGTGAAATGACGAGGTATTGCCGCGCCTAAATCATCGTTGCATCCCGATACGTCCAGATGCCGTGCTGTGCCGTCTTGAAGAGCGCCGTAAAGATCATCCACAGACCCGTTCATGATGCCCGTTAAATCCGTGATGTTCAATGCAGACATCGGGAATACCGCGTATCTGCCGGTATCCCTGTAGGGTCGGTAATCAAGCATGAAAACATAATGAGTCGCCGCACCTGTCGGGATACTTATCCATATCTGCTGCTTCTTCTTGTAATGATAGAATTTCGTATATTGGATATAATCTTTATCCGCAATGCTGCTCAGATACTCCCGGAAATGAGGAATCACGGATGCGCTTTCCACATCGCCGAATTCCTGTATCCCTGACAGTCTCTTGATGTCAAATCCGTCAAGGAAGATCAGGTCGTTTCCAACTTGTGTTATCGCCCACGGCGACGTGAAGCCCACTGAATCGCCTTTCCTGTCGTACACCGGGTAGATGCTCAGATTAGTGGAATTAGTCGGCGGATCGCCAGTGAGTTTATAAAGTATGTTTCTTTTGCCGATTAAAAGCCATTCAAAAAAGCCGAAAATACCCGTGATAGGGTCTTTTATGTCACCCACATATTGTTGCACTATGCCAACTGATGCGGTCGTCGTTGTCCAATCCGTCGGATCACTGATGTATGAACCGGTAAGCAACGCGACATTCGTTGAATCTCCACCAAGCCATACCCGTGACGACCAGTCACAGATTGTATTCCCATTAGGAGGAGTTCCGGCTAATGCTCCGCCGGCAGATCCATCAAAATACTGAGGCGCATTCGAACCTTCATTCACACTGATCGCTTTTCCGGCAAAATTCACCCACTGGCACATTTTATCGGTTGTCAATCCGGTGACATAATCTATGAACACGTTTGTGTCGGCATCGTAATAAGCAAGAAAAGTCTTGTACGAACACAAAGTCTTTACTGTCGTCCCACTGCGATATTCAAACAGACTGGTTATCCGGGAGTTCCCAGAATCCACTGGAGCATTGAGCCTTGTCGTCCCGTTTCGTCCGGTAATCAGCCCCGAATCCATAGGCGTGATATTGCAAGCGTCTGCCAACGCGCCTACGGGAAGCGCCTGAGGCGGCAGACTGTAATCAACACCGAGATTTCCTATGCCATAATTATAGAGCATTATTTATAGTCCGATTTCCTCATAATGACTGGTATCGTGTTTCGTTTCGGGATTAATTCCAGATCGAGTTGAATCATGGCATGTAGTGCCGTTTCGTAATCCCTCTTGTATTCCGCGCGTTTCTGCGGATCAACTGTGATTTCCATCCCGCCGTAATATATCCCGCCTCGTTCAAGACAGAATTCAAACTGATCCCACATGGGATTTACGGAAGCGGATAAAGCTGAAGGATATGCGGAATAGAGAATCGAACCGATATAAACCGCATCTGGCGTCGGATAGAGTCTGAAAAGGTACTGATTCGTATTTATATCAAATTCAATGCAGAAATGAGTTGGCTTCGTTTCCGCAACATACAGATAATCAATGTGGTATTCGGTTGCCGTGGTCATTCCACCACCGGCAATCATCGTGATTGTCCCCGCCACATAATCCATCGTATAATCGGTATCCCGGACATAAGTCGTGGTTCCTGCAACGTTTGTTACTGTTTCCGAGTATTGTTGAATCCCGGTATTATCCAGCGCCACTGCCGTTGCGGAAATAACTGTCACATCCTCGTCAGATACCAAAGTCTCGCTGATTTTTCGTTGCATCTCTTCCGGCGTGATCTGCGAGATGATTTGATCGTTTGATTCGTCCTTCAGGGTCAGGAACCCGGCAAAATCTGATGGCGCCTGATAGGTCTGCTGGCCGTGAGTCGTCCTGAAGATGCTTTTAGTTCTTAGGGTCTTGAACCGATATCGAAGCCAGACTTCCCGATAGGCCGAATTCGCCCATCTCAAGGCATAAGCAAGCATCGTGGAGTCGCCCACTGCCGCTCCCTCACCGAGGCCATAAATTACATTCTGCTGAATGGTCGTTGTTGACATTATCTCGCCCTTCTTAATCTTTCAATGTCTCTTACCGTTGGGTTCTCCGGGTCCAGGCGGCTCATCAAATAACGATATTCCTCCACCTTTTTCTGGTCCCGCTGAAACGCCATCTGCTGTTGTACCGCTTTCTCAAAGTCACTTGCTTTGGATGCCCGGTCTGAACTCGATGGGTATCTCTGGTCAAACATCTTCCGTGTTGGCATGGCCTCTTTCAATTCGGCAGCGATTTCCTTCGCCCGTTTAAGGGCTTTGTTGGCTGCAACCCCGGTCAGTTTCTTCGGGGTGTTGTCCTCGATGAATTGTTTCCGTTTCTTTATCTCGTGCCGAATCAGTTCCGGCTCCTGAATCTTGTCGTTTCTGTACGCGACGTCCCGGTCAGCCCTGCCGCCCGCAAGCATTGTTTCCATCTCTTTTATTTCGTTCTTTTTCTCACGAAGGACAGCTTCTGAAGCAAACACCTTCGGCGCTGTTATCTTCTTTTTCATAATCCCCTCCAGGTGGGCGGATTGCGCGCCGCCCATCGCGGTTAAGTGCTACTCGTTTAACTTATTCCAAATGGCGGTCAACGCCGCTGTTAAATCCCCCCGTTGTGCCGCCTGTTCGACGACGATAGAATCAAGTTTGTCCGTGATTTCTGTAATGTCGATGCTCGATATACCTTCAGGAGTGTCCAGTTTACCCGAACCATTACAACTCGGACACGTACTGTCTTGATAAATGCCGTCGCCTTGGCAAATCCAACATCTAACCTTAATCTGTAAGTCACCCATAATACACTCCTTATGTCGTGACTAACGCCGTTCCACCTGTTGCACTTGAGGTAGGCATTGCCGCAAAGACGAAGGTATGGGTGTCAGCCCAGTCTGTCCATCCGTACTGACAAGTCGTACCACTCAAAAGAATCATGTGCGTGGTTCCGCAAGCGTCTTTGATAACACCGCTCGTCAGAATGGTTCCGAGGTTCGTCTGGAAGTTGTAGAACGTGCAGTCACGGAACTCCAAAAGCCTATCAACGGCATAATTTCCCTTGAGACTTACCGCAGGATTTGTTGCCGTGGCAGACTGATTATAAACGGTACAACCCTTGAACAGGAAGTTTTGCGGCGGATTCGTGGTGGACGTGTTGCTGAAGTAGATCTGACCGTTTATCCCCGAATTTACATCCCAAAGGTTCGTCCCAATGGTGCAGTTTTCAGCCATGAAGTAATGTGATCCCGCTCCACATTCAAGCGAACTGGATGCCGTCCCAGTATCCTGAGTGTTACTCATCAACCCCGCCATACCGCAGTCCTTCATGTAGTTGCTTTCACCAGTAACCCTAACAGCAGTTACGGCTGTGGCTGCGGCTTGGCCCTGTTCAAAAAACACATTGTGAAATTGATTCTGCTTTCCCGAAATCGTAATTGTGGCAACCGAACTCGTCCCAGCCAAACCGCTGGTGATAAGCGTCCCATCTGTGTACGAATCGAGATTCCTCTGGTTAGGACCACCAAGTCCTACAAGGTGCGTATGATTATTCGCCCATGTCAAATCCGCAGACAACGTGTGTACTCCAGGATAAACAAAAACCGTATCGTTTCTCCCCGAAGTCGTTGCGGTATACGCCGCATTAACTGTGGTGAAAATCTGATCCTCCGGGACTCTCCTTTTCAAAAGGAGATTATAATACACATCGGTTGATTTATTCGTCACGACATAAAAAATCTCCCCGATGCCCGGACCGATTGCCTGTGACCCCAATACTCTTAAATCACGTGCTAAACTCATTTATTACTCCTTTCTCTGAAAGCAGGTCATATCTCAAGACCGGCAATGCTTGGTTAAGTCTTGCCCCTCCCTCGTCAGAAGGGGCAGGACAAGTTTAACTAACCACTGACGTTATGACCATAAACAGGCTGCCAACCCGTGAACTGCGTGTTGTAACGCGCGTACACGGACCACTTGGCGACCATCGTGTCGAAATCGCGGTCATAAGCGAACTCCGGTTTGATCCGGTCCCAGAACAGCAGGAACTGCTTTGCTAATTTTGAGTCCAGAAAAAACCAGTTGTTACTGTCGGTTAGGCGAGGCCACACGGCCAGTTTATAACGTCCAAAGTGGAAATTGACGTTGTTAATGTCATCATCCACCTTTCCCTTGGTGTTGATAAGCTCGTAAGCGGTTTCCTCAAGGCCAACCGGGATAACAAGCGTATCGTAATTCACATCGAAAAGCTGGCCGCGATCGTTATAGATCGAGGTGTAGCCCAGTCTCCGGGTAGCTTCAACCGAAGTCGCAGACAAAGGCGAGGTTCCGGTATTTGACTGCGTGGTTGCATCATCCGGGGAATAAGGATGTGAAGCAGAACAGAGGGCCACTCCATCAGCGCCTGAGGCATCGGTAAAAGCATTCGCGAATACCGCCGAACCAGCTTTCTCTCTGGTACGTGCCACGGATACGGCCAACTGCCACGGACGACCATCCAGAATCCCAAACATCTCATCATCAACGAGTTTCCTCTCAGCCTTGATTCCCAGCGCCTTCTCAGGGAAGGACACAGTAGAATCATAGAGCTGATTGAAAGCGTCGTATGCAATGGTTCCGTCGAAATCCTGCATATCGCCCAACCCTCCGACACCACTCATCATCTCATAGTTGCGTGTCGAAGTCTTCATGCCGTACAACATC